ACCGGCTGGACCTTGCCTACCGGATATGTGTACATTGCACTTCGCATCTTGGAAGGACTTGCCGTATCCCATCCAGCGGAAGACATCGGTGTGATATTCAAATTCTTCTATGCTCCTTTCTACGATATCAGGATTATCTGACGCAAGTACAGTAAACTGACCAGGATGCATAGACACCCTGACATCAAGTTCACGAGCCTTTGCGCCGACGTGAGCGAAGTTAGTCTCGCAATATTTTCGTACATCAGGCTTGCGCCAGAAGTAAGACCAAGTAGGCTCAGTATAAACAGGTAGGACGTCACTTCCCAACCTAACCATTCTAAGTTCATTCGGTAGTCCTCCTACATAGTTAACAAGGTTAAAATACGATTGTATGTTGTGAACCATAATGTCCCACAATCGTTCTTCAGCAACTTCTTTAGTTTGCCTATTAAGCCACGCAACAGTTGTACTGCGTGTGTTCAATGGACGCTGAATCTCCTCAAGAAGTTTCTTCTTCTGAGTCTGATCAGGGTGCATATATTTGCAGGCAAAGCCTATTCTTTTCGTAATATTTTCCACGTCTCTTCCCAATTTTTAACATTATAACAGAGACCTAAGTCTTTGTCAATGATTTCTTTCTTTAATGGATAATCATTTCCTTCAGGGTGCATTGCATCGCCAAAGAAATGTAACTCGTCATTGGGATCAAAATCTCTTAATATTTGTGATTTATCACTGCCTTTTGGAAAAATATCAATACCTGTTTCGCCGCCTACTTTGGCATCTATATCTGGGAATATTGTACAAAATGCTTTTGCAATTGTATTACGTTCATCAAAACCTGTATCGTGCTTAACATATAATTTACGTTGTTCTTGGTTTGCATTGCGACCTACAACACTAAAGTTACACATACCAGGTCTATGTTCGAAGTGTAAACCTGTTCTTAGTTCAAACATACTTTCATTCATACATTGTGTTAAAAAATTAATAGCAAGTTCAGGTAATTTCCATTCACTTGTATACACATTTTTTCCTTGTTCGTAAACGTCGCTGCCAGAACAATTGTAAACTCTATCAGCAAAGTTATAAACCATCTGTCCAACTTGCTCTAATGTTTTATCTTTGTCACTACCAGTAACAAGATAAACAAAATTGTGTTCTTGGAAGTTAAGGAACCATCGTTGAAAGTCTGGATCCATAGAACATCTACTAGGTGTTAATGTTCCGTCAACATCAAATATAAATCTACGAGTCATAAGTATACCAGCCAGTGATAATATACTTGTAACCTTCGTAGATAGGATTGCCCCTATGTGGATGTGTATAACCTGCAGGCCAAAATACTAGTTTGCCCTCTTCAGGTTTTACTTTCACGCCTTGATAAAGATATTCTGTTTCTCCACCTTCTTCTACATCATTAAGATATAATGTGTAAGCAACTACTCTATTGCAACTTGCTTGTCCACCATCTTCAACGTGCCATACGTGATATCCTTGTTTAGGACCTGTCCTTTGAATGCACATTCCTTTTGGACTATGACCTTCAATTGTTTCTAATATATCATACTCGCCAACATACTTGTCGTAGAATTGGTGTACTGTTTGGAAAAAATGTTGACAAAACTTATGATCATAATACTGTATACCATTACCAGGTGCCCAGTCATACATAATTCTGTCGTCTTGATTTTTCTTGATATTATTCTGTTCTATAGTTTGTCTTTGTTCCTTCATCATTTCAAAGACTTCTATTGCTTTTTTACAGTATTCACTGCTAAATGCTTTTTTATATTCTTTTATAAATGTGTCTTGTTTCATTGCCAATTATCCACTACAAATTTATCTTGCACTTGTGCAGGATTAGGTTCACCGTGGAAAACTGCAATACAGCATTCTTTGTCAGGAACAATATCATCACGTATTGTTTTAAATTTTCTTATACCGTGCTGCATTCCTAACTCACTGCGTGATCTTATTTCCCACTTGTAACTTTGTATCCACTTATCTGGCCAAAACTTCATATGTTTTTTAGCCTGTGCCCAAGTCCAGTCTTGGTCTCCTTGCATTCGCATAGCATATTCTGGATTTTGTTTAAACTTATCAAAAATATAATTTTGACTACCAGCATTCCACGCCATTACTGAACTGTTCAAGTACTTATATCCAGGATGAAACTTCCTATTAAAATCTCTAATTCCAACAAAGTCTTCTGTCCACATAGTTGCAAGTTTATCTATATTATTATGTATCACTACATCTAGATCCATATATAATATTCTACCCGGAATAGGCATAGAACTTTCAAACATATGTACTTTGTGCCACCAACCTTTTTTATAACCTTGATTAGGACGTATGATACTAGTAACACCTTCTATTGGGGCTGGATCATCTGTTAAGCACCAAAATTTATAAGGAACATTCAAATGGCGCTCCACCATATTCCTTAACCTAATGACGTATTCTTGTCCGTACTTGTTACCAAAGCGAACACAAAGAACATTTATTTGTACTGATGCATCGGTCGTAACATTTTCTTGCAATCGTTGTCTTGCTACCTTCTCAGCACGAAGTAGTGCTTTCCTTGCTTTACGTTGCTCTTTAGTTTCTTTGGATTTGTCGAATGCCATTAACCATCTTCCTAACCTGTGTAAGAATATTTAACAATGTCTGCGACAACTGTTTTAAAATCTTTTAAATGTAATGCATTAGGTCCATCACTAGGTGCATTATCTGGATCTTCGTGAACTTCTAAAAAGAATTCTGTTACACCCATTGCAGATGCAGCACGAGCCAAGCCAGGCACATACTCACGATTACCGCCACTGCTAGTGCCCATACCTCCGGGTTTTTGAACTGAGTGCGTAATGTCATAAACAATGGGAACGTTATAATTAGACAGCATAAACTGAAGGCCAGTGAAATCAGTGACCAAAGTATTATATCCAAAACTTGTTCCCCTTTCTGTAATCCAAACTTCTTTAGCACCTTCTGTTTTAGATAAAATGTTTTCAACGTCCCAAGGTGCAAGGAACTGTCCTTTTTTAATGTTTACAATCATTCCTGTTTTGACCGCAGCACGGACCAAATCAGTTTGTCTACACAAGAAAGCAGGAATCTGTAATACATCAATTATGTCTTGATAATATGCTCCTATTTTTAAAACTTCGTTGACGTTATGCACGTCTGTTATAATTTTTAAACTAGGTATTACTTTTTTAAGACTTTCAAAGTCTTGCATAGTAGTTTGTAATCCCTGTCCTCTTTTGCCTTTGATACTTGACCTATTTGCCTTATCGTAACTTGCTTTAAAAATATAATCAACACCGTGCTTATCACAAACACGTTTACATTCTTTTGCTATTCTTAAACTCTGTTCTAGAGTTTCGTGTTGACACGGTCCTGCTATAATTCTCATCTATGCCTCGTAAATTGCGGAGTTGGCTCCGTGTTCTGCACACTCGACCTTGATACAATAGCAACGATTATTTGTTGCTTCTCTAATTAATTTGTCTGCAAAGTTAAATGCGTGTTCTGCAAACTTCTCTGCACCTACACCATCAAACTCTCTTACTTCACATAAGTCTTTATCTTGTAAATCATAAAAGTCTTGTTTATGCGGATCATTAACATCTACACAAGTCTTATGATCAAAACTATCTTCCAACCAAGCCTTCAAAGGCTTTAGTCCACCAAAGTCAACTGCCCAATTTTTATTATCTAGTTCATCACAACCAAATGTAAATGTAAATGCTAAACTATATCCGTGCAATAAATGGCAGTGTGAATGATCTGCGTTAGGCTGTCTAAAGACTGCCGATAGTCCAATATTGTGTCCATAGTGTTTAGTACTGTAATGTTTTCCCATTATTTTCTCCTGTTTTAAATAATGGCGGCAGAATTAGAAGGGTTGACGCCAAGTCCTTGTTAAACATAAAATTAATTATACGATCTATTTAGGCAGTTGTCAAGAGCTGACTTGACACATTGGGCAGTTTCCATTGTGTTGGAGTTTGCCAATCTTTTGCATTTATGATATTAAATTCTATCTGCGGATTGTGAACAAAAACTTTTTGTGCTTGGTACACCCAATAACTAAAGTCTACAGGTTTATCATCCTTTTTAGCATAGTGCATTGTGTTTTTGTAAATGTTATTCACCTTACTATTTTTATCGTATAGGTCAAAACCAATTATTCTTACCTCGGTAATGTCTGGCAAACTTGCTGCAACTAAAAGTGCATAAGTTCCACTGCCCCAATGTAAAGGTTGATCTATTTTCTTTTCACCTTTGTAAGGTAAGTCTGGTAAATGATTTATTCTTTTGTCTTTTTTAATCTTTCTAAAATACTTGAACCACATATCTCTAACATAAATTTTAGTGTTAGCAGTGTTATCACTTTGTATTGCTTCATCTACCATACGTCTGTCGCAGCATATTAAATGATCTACAGCGAGATCTCTGTGTAATGCATTACAACCTACTACTGTTTTATTTTCTGTTAGTTTAGGAAGGTTTAAGAATCTTCGGCTTTCACCATTACCTATGCAATAGGCAATCACAGTTACTACCTAATGTCGCCGAATGGTGCCCAGTTACCAGGATTGCCGGCTCTAATACATACCCAACCAATGTGTCCTCTTTGTTGTGGAGCATCGTTCCATACAATATCACCTTGATTGAATTGTCCACCTGTTGGAGGAGCAGTACCGGCTAAATGTTTTTTATTGTTAAACTTGATAGCACCTCTTACGTGTAAGTCTACATCACTATCTGGATTATTAACACCAATAGCAAGTTTGCCGTTGACTGAAACTTTTATAGGTGCAGCATTGCTGTTACCTAGTGCAATATCGCCGCCTGCTTTAATTGCTACTCTAGTTGTGTTATCTGTTTTAAATTCTAAATCGTGACTGGCAAATGTACCAACAAAACCTTTTACAAAGTCTTCAGTACCAACCATCACTTCAATACCATCTTCTGCAACTGAAAGTGCTGCATTAGGTTCTTCAGTACCAACACCTAGTCTATCACTGTTTGCATCAAAGTAAACGTATTGATTAATGCTTACGCTACCATCAACAATAAGACCTTTTAGTCTACCTACTTCACGTAAATTACTTTTTGTAACGCTTCTGCCTAGTTCTTGTTCAGCAAGGACTGCGTTGCCGTTAATAGCAAGATGTTTGCCGCGGCCAATATCAATTGTTTCTGATGAAAAAAGTCTATCTTCATCAGCAACCATAACGAATTTTTTAGTATAGTCTCTACCCGCCCAGTAGAACCCTTTATCATAAATGTTCCCACTAAAACTAACCGACGAATTTGCTGTAATTGAGCCGTCTTCGGTAAGTGCTAGTGTAAGATCTTGTAGTGCTTTTTCAACTGCTGTACTGTTCATAATAGTATTTATTCTCTTTATCTATAAAGCGTCTTTACAAAACGCTTAATATGCTGCTATTAATACAGTTTCAGCGTTTATACGACCGTTCATTTTAATTGGTGTTGTTGTAAGTTTTGCAAACCAATTCTCGAACTTCTTACGTGTATTTAGCGATTTTACTTCACGTAGTTGTTCTACGGGTTTTCGCAGTGTACAAGCAACGCTTTTATCATCATCAAAACGCTGTAATGTTGTTCCTTTAATGTCTAGTCCTGTACCATCACGCATACCGCCTAATGGATCTTCATTGCTTGTGTAGTATATTCCCAGTTTACGAGTTTTACCATTAAACACAACCAAGCACGTTGCACCTACTAGTTTCCAAGCAGGAATACTTGAAATGCTATACTTGTCGTCTGAAACTTTATACTTCATTTTTGCTACAAGTTGCTCTGGTGATTTTCTAGCAATTTTACGTGGCTTTCTATTTGCTTTTGATTCAGCAATAATAGCATCACAAGCGCCTTGCACTGCAATATAAAAAGCATACAGTTTCTTAATATCTGTTTTCTTAAGATGCGCATACCCTTCTTTAAGTTGTTGTGCATAGTCCTTTTCTAATTCTGTAGCATCTTTTCCTAGTTTTTTAGGATTAAGTAATTCTTCATATTCCTTAATTTGTCCATCATATGAAGCCTTAATCATTCTAGCGTGTGGCTGCTTACACTCCATTTGTCTAAGTCTTGTTGCAGGCTTGATATCTTTAAAGTCTGTAATTTTTCCGTCTAAGTAATCGTCGTGTGCTGCTTCAATAAACTCACACATAAGATATGATGCTTGTCTAATTCTATCTTGGATACTTGGCTGACTTAGTTTTTTGTTTTCTTCTTTTGCTGCCGCTGCTGCATCTTCTTTTTCTTTTTGTTCAGTTTTATCTTTACCTTCGTTCAGTGCTTCGGCGATTCTTTTCTTTACAAATTCTGTAACAGGTCTAAGTTCTCCAGAAGTTCCTGGTAGACTATCCCAATATTCTGCTGCTGGCTTGTAAAAATCAGGCATACCATTGTTAAGCATTTTGCAAGTAATTGCAGCGGTTGTGCTTACTGTGCTATCTGCTGCTGCTTTTGCTTTTTTAATATCATCTTTAGTGTATCCATTGGCTTCCATCCAGATCCAAACTGCTGGCATAAGGTCTTTACTTGCAAAGTTAGCATAGTACCATTGGTGTGAACCTTGTTTCTTACGATGAAACTCTTCGCCAGATAACTGTTCCCAACCATCCCAAGATGGCTCTGTTAGTTTGGCGCCTTTACGCAACCTAGGTGCGCTTCTTATTGTTTTTCTTTTACCAGCCAATGTCAGTTTGCTCCTTCAACAAAAATTAGATTATATGATGATATATATCCTTTGTCAAGAGAAATTACTTTTTTCCGAGCAATTTAGATTCAAAACAGATATTACCATAGCTCTAATGTTCTACCGTTACCTGCTATAATAGCCAAACAAGTAACAATGTGCAGTATAATCCACAGAGTACGAATAACCGCAACTCTGTCTGCTTGTTTATCATCTTCAAATGCCTTTCTTCCTATTGCTTTACACCAAAGTTCCCACATAAAAATTATCCTTCGTATTCAACTACCATTACATTTTCTTCCTTTCCTGGTTCGATCCAATCTTCAGCAGCAATAAGTGCTTCATCAAAGTCATCGAACAAAATAGGTTGCCGTATAAATGCTTCTCCAGAATCTTCTGTAACAAACATCCAATCATCGTCCCCGTCTATGCACACCATTATACCGTACCTTTTCATTAGGTCACACCACGAGTAAAGTAAAAACTGTATTCCATTTTAGCCTCCTTAGACTAAATCTGTTGCTAGTGGAAAAATATCAGCAATGACTTTAGCACAGGCGTGTGCAATATCCATATGCTCTTTCTGTGTTCCGTTTGCGCCACGTAGTTCAATATAATGAATCCACGAACGCAGTGTTCCGTTCATATACAAACGTGTTTTTGTGTTACCTTCAGGCAAGACAACACGAGCCTGCTCTTTAGCAATACCGTTGTCGATAGCCCAGTTATATACTTCTTTTGCTTTTTCAATTACTTCTTGTTGTTTTGAAGCCCAATCATAATGTAATTCACTTTCATCATCAAGTTCAATTGAATTTTGTCTGTTTTGTTTGTCTTGTAAACGTGCTTCACGTGTTACAAACATTTCACCAAACTCTGCAGGATTTGCATAGCGTTGGCTAAACTCTTGGAAACTAAAACTACGATGTCTTACAATTTGATGTGCAATATCTCGTGTTGTGTTTATTTCTAAACAAGCACTTACCATTTCAAGTGGAGACCAATGAGCGTGTTTAATTAGATACTTGATAAGTTTCTCACTTGTCTCACTGTTCATTTGATTGCTTGGATTGCTTACTCTAGCACAATAAGCAATAAGTTCTTGACAGTTGTCTAAACCTACTCCTTGTGGTGCTGTGCTATAGGAAATCAATTTTACTTCAGTCATCTATTTGTCCTTTTAACTGTCTAACTCTGTGATGTAACCAACTTATAGCCGTATTTATATGGCCTGTGTCGTGTGGTTGTAATTGCTTTGTAGCGTATTCTATCTCATCTTGGAGAAAGTCTATACGCATTATATCTCTGAATAACTTATTTTTATCTTTAGAAGTTTGGACCTTCTTTTTCGTCCTCGTCATCAATTTCACATAACCTTTCTATATGTTTGTAGTGTTCGTATGCTTTTTTAAGTGCTTCAAATTTTTCTAACTTTTTAGGATCTGGAACTAAAATGTTTAGTCTTGATTCAATGGCTTCTAGTCGTTTGCGCATAGCACTGTCGACTTCAAGGCTGTCTGTACTATAAGACCAATCAGTTGCACTGTCAAGAGTAGATGAAGTATCAAAAGTAAAATTGGTATCATATGATGTTACGGCAGAGCCAGAGGCCCCACCGTAGATATCATCATTATCTAATGTAATAGTAAAAGTGTTATCATCACCCATTAAGTTTTGCCTCTTTACGAGAGTTTTTTGTATCAGTGATTTCTTTACGTCTTTCCTTGATAGCCTTAGTCATCTCTTGTAGGGCCTTTCTTGCTCTGGTTCCGGCAGCACCGTTACCTGCTTCAAATTTCTCATCTTCAGCAAGAAAAACATCCATTGCTGCTTTGATAGCGTCTGTATTTGACATATTATTTGTTCTCCTAATAATAAAATGAACCTTATTTGTTCTTTATTATATAAGCCTTGAATGCATTTGTCAATATGTAAAGTGGTTAAATATGTTTATAATGAATGATTTTACTCTTATTCCGTTCCAAAACATTGTAAAGTTCGGCCAAAAAACTATGCTAGATCAACCTTTATTCAATGTTAGTTGGATACTTGGTCGCTTTTGCAATTACAGTTGTAGTTACTGTTGGCCATATGCAAGAACGGATAAACCAGATCATCAAGAACTAGATGTCTACAAAAATACGATAGATGAAATTAAACGCCAGGCAAGAGATAATGGATTTACTGAATTCCATTTTAGTTTTAGTGGAGGCGAGCCAACAGCGTACAAACACTTTGGAGAGCTTATAGAGCATTACTGTAGTGATACAGAAGCACCTTACCAAAGTATACATATGACCACTAATCTATCTCCAGGTAGCAAATGGTGGAACAGATGGCTAGAAGCAACGAGTAAATTACAACGCAGAAGTATTACTGCTAGTTTCCATTCTGAGTTTGCAAAGGAGCAAGAGTTTGGAGACAAATGTTTACAACTTATGGCTGACGGTGTATTAGTTACAATCAATCAAGTAATGGTTCCTCACCATTTTGACGAGTATTATGAAAGGTGCAAACGATTTTCAGAAAGGGGTATTAATGTAACACTTAAACCACAAAGCGATCCAACTGCTAGTTTTATTGTAGATGGATATACTGTGAAACAACACTTAATGATGCAAGAACAATTTCCACAACACATAAAAGGTGAACAAGTTATGCAAATGTATTTTGAAGATCACAAAGGTAACGATTACGGATTGGATCAAGCAGAAAGAATGAACGCATTTGACTTCAATAAGTTTAAAGATTGGAATTGCGCAGCAGGGTATCAAAGTTGCGTTATAAGGGGGGTGGAAGTTAAGAGAGCATATAGTTGTGCGGAAGAGCCTTTAGGCACGCTTACAGACGGTTTTACGCTGTTTAAAGCACCATCTAAATGCATTACTAGCACCTGTGTAAGTTCTGCAGACAGTAAAATACCAAAATCAAGATGAAAATAGATATACAAGATATAAAATTTTGGATGGATGCTATTCGCAACAGCGATGACAGAAGTCGAACACTTGAAAGTTTTTGGGGAGGACAACTTCAATCCAAAACTTGGTTAATAGAATCTCTTGAAAGAAAATCACGTATTGCAAATGCATCAGTTATTATTTTTGGTGGATGGAATGGTGTACTTGCTAGTATGTTGTTTAACAGTGAAATAGGAATAAAACATATTACAAGTGTAGATATTGATCCTGTTTGCGAAGAAATAGCAAGAACAATGAATAAGCGACAAGAAATGGAAGGCAAGTTTGTTGCTGTTACAGAAGATATGTGTAACTTCCATTACGACAAAAAACCTGACATAGTTATTAATACAAGTTGTGAACATCTGACCAAAGCACAATATAAAAAATGGTTGCAAAATGTTCCTAAAGATTGTAAAATAGTACTACAAAGTAATGATTATAAAGAACTAGATGAACACGTAAATTGTGTATCATCTTTAGCAGCATTTAAAAAAAGCAGTGGCTTATCTTCATATATGGTTGAGGATGAGTTACAATTACAAAAGTATATAAGATTTATGCTTATTGGACACAAGTAATGTATAACATAGATCAAATCAAATCAGTTCACCTTGAAGTGACATCTAAGTGTCAAGCAAAGTGCCCTATGTGTCCTCGCAGAATACAAGGCGGACCGCTCCTTGATACTTTATATCTTGAAGAAATAGATTTAGGCACTTTTGTTAATTGGTTTCCAAGAGACTTTGTAAAACAGTTAGATGAATTGAATATGTGTGGTAATTTAGGAGATCCTATAATTGCAACAGACACTTTAGAAATATACAGATATCTTAGAGAAACCAATCCTATAATGCATTTACAAATGCATACTAACGGCAGTGCAAGGTCTATAGATTGGTGGAAAGAATTAGCAAGTTTGAATGTGCAAGTTGTGTTTGGTATAGATGGTTTAGAAGACACTCACTCTCTTTATAGAGTAAACACAGACTTTAACAAAATAATAAAAAATGCAACAGCATTTATACAAGCAGGTGGAGATGCTCGTTGGGATATGTTAGTGTTCAAACATAATGAACACCAAGTTAGTAAATGTGAACAGATGTCAAAAGAATTAGGCTTTACACATTTCTATCAAAAACACACAAGTAGATTCAGAGACGGTAAACTAGATGTTATAGATGATAATTACAATATAACACATACTTTGTATCCAACTACGCATAGTGATAAAAACAGTGCAGGAGTTGAAAAAGCAAAACAAGATGTGTTACCTAACATCACTTGTAAAGCACAAAAATATAACCAAATATATGTTGCTGCTAACGGCGGTGTAAGTCCTTGCTGTTGGTTAGATTTAGAATGGGTGCCGCAGCATAGTTTTTCTCGTATAGATTATATGAGCAAAGTTAAAGAATATCCTAATCTAAATAATAAAAGTCTTAGCGATATATTTGCAAGTGGCTTTTTTAGCAAAATATCAAGTTGCTGGTCAACTACAGGTTTGAAAGAATGTACAAGGCAGTGCGGCAACTTTGATAAATTAAATAAACAGTTTGTAGGGATACCAAATGAGTAAAACGTTTTGCCCGCTACCTTGGATACATATGGCGACTAGGCCTAATGGTGATGTGAGAGTTTGCTGTACAGCAAATGCAAGTGGTGCTGGCCCGGAAGATAATAAGACTGCAGGACTTGTAAAGAAAGACGGTATTGCTATGAACTTGAGAGACCATACTATTGAAGAAGTATGGAATAGTGAACATATGCGTAACACAAGACTGCAAATGTTAAATGGTGAAGTACCTGTAAGTTGCACAAAATGCTTTGATGAAGAAAGTAAAGGTGTAGTGAGCAAACGTCAATGGGAAACACGTGAATGGGAAGGAAAAATTGATATGAAAAACCTTGTAGATAAAACACAAGAAGATGGTAGTTTGGAGGTTGATATTCCTTACTTTGATTTACGCTTAGGAAATGTATGTAACCTAAAATGTGTAATGTGTTCGCCGCACGATAGTTCAAGTTGGATTAAGGATTGGAGAAGTCAACAACCTAATTACAAAAATCCTATTCTAGCAAGTGATCAAGATTGGGATCAAAACTTTGATTACACTTGGTACAAGAAGGGAAGTTTTATTGAAAGTATGATGCAGCAAAGTCATAACATTCAGCAGTTATATTTTGCTGGCGGTGAGCCATTAATGATTCCCGAGCATTGGAAAATATTACAAGAGCTAATAGCAGATGGTCACGCAAAAAATATTAAGTTAAGATATAACACCAATGGACACCCTCCTAGTATGAGAAAGGCTGTTAACTATTGGAATCAGTTTAAAGAAGTTGTTGTAAATTTTAGTATGGATGGAACTGAACGTGTAAACAATTACATAAGACATCCAAGTGTATGGAGCGATCAACTTGATGCATTCTATTACATTACACAAGAACTAGATAAAAATCATCAAGTTAATATTGCTTGTGCTGTACAAGCACTTAATGCACTTGACTTAACAAATTTTGTAGAATGGTCAATACAAGCAAATCAAATTAATAATAAAAGAACACATATGGCTGCACCTTTTATTAATACACATTTTGTATATCTACCAAGTTATATGAATATTAAAGTATTGCCTATAGAAATTAAAAACAAGGTGCGTAGAAATATCGAAGACTTTCTAATTAGGCATTCAAATGACAAGTACTTCAATGATCATCCTATGGGCAGACAGCGTTGGGAAGGTATAATTAAATTTATGTACGCAGAAGATTGGAGTCATAAATTACCTGCATTAGTAGAATATTTAGACAGTTGTGATAAAACAAGAGGGACTGACTGGAGAGAAACATTTCCAGAGTTAGCGGAAAGTATAGATGGACAATAAAGAAATAGAAAGAGCATTACGTTGGCAAAGTCTAGTAAATCTAGGTAACCAAGTCAAACTTAAATGGAGCATAGATCATTATGCTGTTGAAAAACAATTAGAACAGTTTAAAGACAATTGGTGTCCGTATAATGCTAAAAAGGATACACACAATAACAGATGGGGATTACCTATTACTAGTCACACAGGTGATGTTATGGACAATTATCATCTTAACAGTTTTGGTCATATGCAAAAATATCACGATGTAGAAATGAAGGAAGAAAACTTCAATACACCTACAGACGTATATCATAAAATACCAGAACTTAAAAAAATAGTTGATGTGTTTTATCCTGACATAGGCCGTGTACATTTAGTACGTGTAGATCAAGGAGGATTCTTTCCTCCACATAGAGATTTTCACGGTACTAGTCCAGAGTATTTTAGATTGTTAGTTGTATTTGGACGTTGTAGTCCAGAAAATTATGTACAACTTATCGATGGAAAGCCTTTGTATCCAGAAGCAGGATATGTGTACTTTACAAACTTTCAATTAGATCATAGTGTGTTTAGTTTTAGTGATAATTTGTACAGTCTTATTTTAACAGTGAAACTAAATGAGCGTACACAACAACTAATATTAGATAACACGATGGCAGAATGAAGTTAATATATCAAGATACATCAAAAGAAAATTGGTTTTTAGTTAGTTGGACACTTAGCAATAAGTGTAACTATCGTTGTTCCTATTGTCCTGAGCATTTACATAATGGTAGTACAGGCCAACCTAGGTGGGATACTGTTGAAAGATTCGTCAAAAATTTTACAGTACCCGGTAAAGATATTTGTTATAGACTAAGCGGTGGCGAACCTACATACTGGAAACATTTCATTGACCTTGCTAAACTTGTAAAAGAACAAGGGCATACTTTTAGTTTTCTTACAAATGGTAGTAGAGAAATAGAATACTATAAAGAAATAAGCCAATACACAGATGGTTATATTATTTCATATCATAATGAATATGCAAACTTACAACACATAAAAGACATTATAAAAGTAAGTGATTGTCCTGTGTTTATAAATCTAATGCTTTCTCCTGATAACTTTGATGAAATGTTTGACATCGCAGAAGAAATTTATTTTAGTTCAGACAATGTAAGTATTTGGCCAAAAATTATTTTAGATAAATCCAATATAGATGCAATTACAAATACGCCTGCAAACTATAACAAAATACAATTAGAAACAATTGACAACTGGCCATTCTTTAGAAAGTTACCTGATGCTAATTTACATAGAGGTGAACTTTTGTTAGATGAAAAACCTGTTACAGCAAACAATTTAATAACTAACAATCAAAATACATTTTACGGTTGGAAGTGTTGGGCAGGATTACATATGATCAATGTAGATATGTGGGGCAACATATACAGAGCAGATTGTAAAGAGGGCGGAGCATTAGGCAATATAGAACGTTACAAGTTGCCTAAAGAAACAATTCAATGTGGCAAAGCAGTATGTGCTTGTCTAAGTGATATCTACTTACGTAAAGAGACTGTCTAGTTCAGGGCAAACGTCAAGTACATTTGTACCACGCAATTTATCAACTTTATTTGTAAAATCAATAAACTGTTCAAGTTCAGCAGGGCGCGATGAATGTCTGTATCCTGTTCCTTCAAGTATATGTTCAGGAAGTATTTGTGGATTCAAGTAAGCAGGTGTTGTAACAACATTGTTTACATATAATTCATAGTGTGGCTTTTTAATTTTAAAGAACCAGTCTACAATATCTTTTACGTGGCACACATTGTATGTCATAATAGTGCCTGCAAAAATTAGTCTATCCATTTTATCTAAATGCTGTAAGTTATCTACTAGTTGTTCGAAAGGAAAGTTATCACCACCCCTAATGTATTCGTATAACTTGCCTGTGCCTTCAATACTAATATGCCATTTAGTTTCTTTAAATTGATGAGCTAATTCGTCAAACTCTAAATCTACAACAGTACCATTAGTGCTAATATCAAGTGTAATATTTTTTGCAAGATCAAGTTCAATAAGTTTTTGCATAATTTGTTTGTTAGCAGGTTCCATATATGGTTCACCTCCCTTGATATTAACATACTGTAAGTTCTTAAAATATTCAGGATATGCAAACAAATTATCTACAATGTCAGGTGAAAGATTTCTGTAACCAAAGTCTGGTTCGTGAATAGGTCTTTGTACACCCATTTTATCAAGTTTTAAATCTTCCTTAATCCAAGCAGTACTGTTTACACCACTACACATTCTGCACTTAAGATTACACAAATTACTCATATTAAATTCTAAGAAATATATGTCATTTCGTAAGTTGCTCTCTGGTTTTAGCATAGGATTTAGAACTTGCTCAAAAAACTTTCTTCTGCTATGTCCATTTGTATTTTCTTTAAGTGTACATTGAGAACAATTACTAGGAAACTGACCTTGAGCAATAGTACGCTGAGTGTGTATCAATCCAGGATTACGGAATATAGTTGGTAGATCTTCTCTAAGCAGGTTACCGTGACGTCCTGTATACACACAGTCAGGTACAACATCTCCGTTGAATCTTATACTAAGAGCGTGCCAAGGTGCAAAGCACTTCATAACTCAAATCCTCTTTTATACTATACAGGTGGTGCTCCGACGATATTGTGTCATAGCCTATTACACACAGTTTGTCATCAAAAATTATTGGCCTTCCAAAAAGGGTGTTGCCAAAGTAAATGCTGTCAAGTTCATCTCCATCTTTACTTATTTTAAAAATAGGACAACTTGGTGTGCCACTTGGAATAAAATATGCATACCCTTTGTACTCTATACCACATCTATATCTATACTTTCCACCGTGCGTTATACCTATATCAAATTGTTTACTTTGTTTTGTAACTGTATTGAATACAAGTCCCCAGTTGCTTTCTCCGTGTTCTGTGCCATAGGGTAATGCTACAATATTGTCCCCTACAAGTACACCGCCGTTATATTTTTTAGCAAAGTCTACACCTTTTATTTCGTGGTAAGTTGCTTTGTTTGTATCTGTATCAAATTCAACAATTGTGTTTAGACCTTTAGTTTCGCCAAATGGCAAACTGTATAAAGTATTACCTTTTACAATAATATCACTATACTTTCTAGTAATGTTAGGATCAACTTCTAGTTCGTAACTTGTAAATTGTGTTCCGTCAAAACTTAGTAAACTTGTATATCCTGGTTGATCGCCTCTTGGCATACTCCAATAACGCCCATTACAAAACACTGTACCCATATGTAATTTTTTGCCTTTATGTGGTAAAGGGTGTATTGACAGTTTACCGTTGTTAATATAGATAGCATTATTTGTTCCTTCGTAGCCTAAAGGAAAACTAAAAGCAGAATTCCATTCGTAATTTATTGCTACACTATAGAATTGTCCTTTACCTGTAAATGGTAATTTATGCTTTATAATTGCTCCTGGCTTCATTTCAGTAACAATATTTAGATCATCGTATATACCATAGGGTATGAACCAAGCACTGTCTCCTAGCACTGCCACAGCATTTGTTTTACTTGTGCTAGGTGGCAAATCTAAATTCATATACTTTCCATCTAACCATACATCGCTGTAACTTTTACACAAGTCCGTAGCAAATGGAGGACTTAGTAACTTGCCTTGGTATTCAGCAAGTAACAGATGCTTAATCTTAGTTTCTTTGTAGTAATCTTGAAACTCTTTATATGCCATTTAGGTCTACCGTTTTAATTACTTGTTCTTTAATAGTATCAAATACTAACACAGTTTGGAAACTATCACTTTCTCCATATGGAAAAGCAAATATAATATCATCCTTAATAACACAATTGTTATATTTTTCTATAGTAGTACTATCTTTGAAATATTCACTTACATCTACAGTGTAAAATTCAGTTGTATCTGTATCGACAACTAAAACCTCTGCAAGGTCGCCTTGACTTTTCCAAGTATCTTCTGGTTCGCACACACAGCCTCCTCTTGGAATGTAATATATTTTACCGTGATTGTTTTCAATACCTGCAAAATATTTTTTGCTTTCTTTACCTATGCCAAGATCCATAGTTCTCCACGTATTAGTAAAACTATCTACAATAAGCATTTCGCTCCAATCTTCATCGTGTCCAGCAGGCGGAAAAAATATTTTGCCATTACGTGCAACAGTATGAGCATAATATTTCCTACTAGTTGTCTGCTGTCCTGTTTTATTATATTGCCAACCTTTTTCTGTTTTCATTGCAAGAAAGTCAAAGAATTTACTTTCGCTGTAAGGCGGCGCAAAAAGTTTGTTACCTACTTTTGCAAGTGTTGTAAATTTTTTATTTGCAGTCCTGTCTTTATCATAATCAGCCCATACATCACTTATGTCAATAAGATTATAATTGTTATGCATACAATCATATTCTAGTCTGTAAGGAAAGAATACATCGTGTTTTTCACCTCGCGGCATTCCATATATGATACCATCTATCATTTGTGTTGTATGCCACATCTTTGTGTCTTGTACAGGAATATCTAATTGCAATAATTTGTAAGTATGATCAATTATGTTAAAGTCTAAAACTAAATTGTAGTGTTCGTGTTCACCATATGGAATGGCAATTATGCGATCACCGTATATGTGTCCTTGCACATATTTTCCTTTACCTGGTATTTGTAATTTAACATATTCTACATTATCATTATTAGTATCAACAATAAGAATACTGCTTTCATTGTAAGGTAAAAAATAAATTTTATTTCTGTAGACTATACCTTTCTGCCATTTTTCTGTGCTGCTATCTACTTGCAATGGTATTTTAGTTATGGCATACGTGTTAGGATCCATCTTTAGCATATAGTCAATAGATTCTGTAAGTCCATATGGTGGAACATAAATCATACCGTTGTTTCCAATGGTAGCGTAACTAAATGCTTGAGGGGTCAAATAATTCTCCAAATGCTGATTGTAGGTCTGCTTTTAATTTTGTATGTATAGTTTCTTTATCGTAAATGCCTACGTTGTCCCAATCTACCATATGCATAACATCTCCGTCAACTATAATATTACTTAACACCCAATCTCCGTGTGCATATGGAAGTGTGCTATTAATTTGGTTAACACAAAACTTACACACCTCATCACAAAACTCTGGTGTATGTTTTAATTTACTTGCAGGGTGTCCTAGGTATCTTGTGAAATCTATATAATTTTCTCCAACAAATTTAACATAACCAGGTTGCACCTTGTTTAGTATTTCAGCGTGTTGTTGCATCCATACTGAATCTTTATCATACCAAAACTTTCTAATGGTGTCACTATCTTTGAGATATACAGCACGTTTCTTTTCTGTGTTTTGCTTAATCAAGTCCATATGCTTTTGCTACCTCTGGCAAGTAATCTTTTATATGCACATTTCTAAATGTATCAAGTTTAGTAATATATTCTACAAACTTTGCCTGTGCTGTAGGATCTGCTTCACCTATTTTCCATTCGTCTATATATTTAAACTGTGACTTTAGACTATCAGGTGCATTTTTAACGTGCAGCCAATCAGGATATACAAGTAAATTATCCCATACTTTCATATTCATTTTATCTGCCCATTCTTTTATTTCATCTTGATACAATGCATTAAGCACACTAGTACAAGGTGCAACATCACACTTGTAAAGATCTTTGTATATATCTACATTGCGGCTTATAGTTTCCCAATTGCTACCATACCTAATGTATTCTATTTTTCTATCTACTGCATCTAAACTTAAACTCATTATAACACGATCGAAGCGTTTAAGCAACTCGTGTACTTTAGGATTGTAAAGTGTCGCATTCGTATTAAAACGTACTGTTACACTACTGTCTAGTCTTTCTAAAAACTGCGGTAAGTGTTTTACCATCATAGGTTCGCCGCCTGTCAGATAAACTTCTTTCAAAGGTAAATTTTCAAAGTAATGTAGATATCTTTCGTCATACCAATTGTAGTTAGGTATGTCAAGTATTTGATGAACAGGTATAATGCCTTTGCGTTGCATTGAAACTGCTTCTTCTGCAATGCTGCTACTTGCACCACTATGACAACTTATACACTGTAGGTTACAACTATTTCCAAATCTCAAATCTAAATGTGTAAGTCCAGGGCCATAATGTTCTTTAAGTTGCCTTCGACTTTTCAAACCTTTTTCTTCGTGTAACTTACAACCTTCACAAGCATCAGGCCATTCATCACGTGCTAATTGTTCTTTTGCTTTTGTAACTGTAGCACTGTTTAACCATTGTTGAGGAGTGTGTGTATGTACATTTTCAATATTGTCTGGTTCGTTACTAGTACAACACATACGGTATTGACCGTTTGCAGCAATGTAACTGTGACTTTCTAATAAACTACATCTCATAACATTTTTGCCTGCTGAATTAGTTCATCAGTGTTTTCTTTAATAGGAGTAATTTTAACATCTACAATATTTTTGTATTCGCTTAAAAAGTAAGTCCATTCGTCACGTGCTTGATTGTGTACATTGTTCCATTCTAAAGGCATAACAAGTTTACCTACAACAATATAACCTAGTGCCATATCAAGCGTAATTGGTTTATAGGTATGTTGCTTATACCATTCAACAAAATGTTTAGTGACAGTATATGGTGTTTCGTATGCAGGCCTGTATAACATATAACCTTCACAATTTATGTGCTTCTGCGGTACGACACTATCTATTTTATCTGCTTCATTACGTCCTGCGATCTCTAACCAATGCTTACCAAGAGTGTTATATCCCATACATAAGTCACCGTACCCTCTGTCCATTTTAAAAAACAGATAATCTTCGTTACTAAGATCAGTAGTGGTTGCACCTTCAAATCTAAAAAAACTGTTTATGCGAGGTACATCTCTGTTACTTAGAAACTGTTCATAAACGTGTATTAGCCTATTAAGTTTATCATAATCATCATTTGGATCTGCTTGTTCTACTAATTCGTGTAGTTCATTAAGTGTAAGTGATTTATCCAAACCTAACTTATCTATAAGTTCTGCCATTTGTTCTAATAATTTTTCTTCGTCTTTGTTATCTAAAACAAAACTTGTTTCTTGCACTAATGGCTTTGTTATATTTTCTTTTAACAATTGTAAAAATTTACAAGCAGGCGGATGATCGTACAACACATACGTCAATGGTAGTAAATCTTTTCCGTTAGAGTATGTGACAGTTAGGCCAGGTTTGTTCCAATATATACTGTACTGGTTTTGTGTACTCACTAAATACTCCGTATGCAACTTACTAAATTAACAGATCATCATCCAAGCGAATTAGTCAATATTAACTATCAAATGGGTAATACTTGTAATTATGCCTGTTGGTACTGCTTCCCAGGCAGTAATGAAGGTACATATCGCTGGCCAAATTTTGAACTAGCCAAAAATAACTTAGAACACATAATAGATTGTTATAAGAAATCAGGTAAGACACGCTTTAATATTGACCTAATAGGAGGTGAGCCTACACTGTGGCCGGAGTTAGGAAAGTTTACAAAGTACTTTAGACAATTAGGTTGTACTTTCCATTTAAGTACAAACGGTAGTCGCAGCATTAATTGGTGGAAAAAGCACGGTGGTGAATTTGATACAATTTACATTAGTTGTCATCATCAACGTATTGACGTAGAACACGTAAAAGAACTAGCAGATATGCTTTGGCAAGAACATAACAATGTTATTTGTGATGTACTTATGGACACAAAAGATTGGCAAAAATGTGTTAACATTGTAGATAGTTTATTAGATAGTAAAACAAGTTTTCCTGTAAATGTAAAACCTATCAAGTTAGGAGATGTTACACAAGATACAAATTATGATCAATCACAGTATCTATTAGATCAAAGAAAACGTGATCCTAAACAAGACGAAATATTTAAACCTAAAAGAAAGAAGCCGCCAGTACAGTTAACATTAGAAGATGGAAGCAAACAAGATGTAAGCAAAAATTATATCCTAATTAATAATCTAAATAAGTTTGAAGGATGGACCTGCAACTTAGGAGTAGATACAATTTTTATAAACTTCGACGGAAGTATAGGAAGTGTATGTGGCAATAATTTATTAGGATTTAAATCAGGAACTTACAATTTATACGATATAGATCTACCTAATAAGTTTCATCCTGTTGTAAAACCAGTAACTTGCGAACAGAAGAAATGTATGTGTCAAGTTGGCTTTCTATTAGAAAAACACAATCCTACGTACCACACACTTTAGAACATATATCATATCTGTTTTCATTCTTCCAACTTTCAGGCAAGTAAGTTGAGAACCATTCACTATTAAGTATTTCTTCTAAACTGTAATCATCTACATTTAACCAATCAATACTTGCAACATCTTTAGCATATGGACTTTCAGGATTACGTGGCCATCTGTCACTAAGGAAATAACAGCAAGGAAATACTTCTCCTGTATGACTAATTTGCACTTTACGTTTCACCTGCCATTTACATTTAATAACACTTGTGCTGAAATCTTGGATTGATTTAATACGTTCTACATTATCAAGATATTTTGAATCATATTTTATTTCACGTGCTTTGTCTTTTTTATTTGCTTTAAATTTTTCAATTGCTTTATCAGCAAGACTATTAATCGCACTGAATGTGTGTCCGCCATTAATATCAAACTTTTTAAATCCCATTGCAAATGCAAGTTCTTCACATTCTTCTATTTGATGTGCGTTATGTTCAAACACAAGCATACGCCATCTAGCCAAACCTCCTGCACCTATGTACGTTTGTGCATTGGCCATAATTTTATCCCATAAAACTCCTCGTCTATAAAGATGGTTTGTATCTTCTAGTCCGTCAATAGAAAAGGTTACGTGACTCGGCTCTGGAAACTTTTGCATTACTTGTGCTAGTTCTTTCCATTGTGTGCCTAAGCCGCCGTTTGTGTGTATAGTAATCACCGGAGGCGTATCTGAAATTTCCAAAATGTATTCTAGTGCAGGTATTAGGTTAGGGTTGAATATAGGGTCGCCATAACTGCCATTAAATATAACTTCTTTGATTTGGTTTGCAACTTGCGGAGTAAACAGGTTTTTCCAAGTTTCTAAACTCATATGCTCTAATGGCATTCTTGGATTTACTGTTACACCATCAATGTTTCTGCTGCAATTTCCGCACATAGAATTACAGTGACTAGTAAAATCTATCACAATCGCTTCTAAATCATTCAACTTTATGTATGGCATAAGTATACTTATACTAGAAAAGTGCTACTATAATGAATCAAGAACCGATTAAATTCGTCGATGCTGTAAAGGCTGCCAATTTAGATAAAACTCTAGATGGCAGTGCTATGTGTGCTATGAAGTGGATACACTTTTATATCCATCTCAAAGAAGGCATTGTAAAGAATTGTCACAATGTTCCACATAGGCATATTTCGCAACAAGAACTAGATGAGTATGGTAAAGACGTATTTGTAAACCATCCTTACGAAGTAGAACGTAGGAAAGAAAAACTTGCAAATATAAAACACTCCGACTGTAGTGCTTGTTGGCGTAATGAAGAAAGAGGAATACGAAGTCCTCGATTACCTAAAGCATATTATGACTTTCATAGAAAGAGATTTGACGAACCAATTGATGAATTAAAAGCAATGCCTAGTCAATTAGAAGTTTATTTTAATAATACTTGTGATTTGAAATGTGTGTATTGTAATGAAACGTTCAGCAGTCAATGGGAGATAGAGAATCGTAAATTTGATGTAAAGCCAAGTGAAAAGAAAGTAGCACCAGAAGGTTTGAAAGAAGTGTTCTATGAATGGTTAGAACAAGATGCTGTACCTTACATATTACAGTATTATGTGCTTGGCGGCGAACCTTTGATACAAAATGAAACATATGAGTTTATAGATAGATTAATACCTATGCTAAAAGCACAACAAAATAAATTTAAAATTAAGCCTGTGCTAATTGTTATCAGTAACGGTAACACACCAAAAGCATATCTAGATAAGTGGTTACGTAAGATAGAAGAAATAGAACCTTATGTTACTGTGCAAATGGATATCAGTATGGAAAGTTTTGGTCGCAGAGCAGAATTTGTAAGAACAAATTTAGTTTGGGATAGATTTGCTGCTAACATAGAACGCATTATAGAATTTAGTGCTGACAAAGATATGCGTATTAGATTTAGTACGACTCATAATGTTTTAAGTATAACAAGTTGTTTAGATTTATTAAAATGGTTACATAGTTTATCTAAACAATACGATGTAAAATTAGATTTGATACGTAGTAATGTATCATATCCTAAACATCTAAGTCCGTGGATGCTTACCAGTAAATATAACAATTATATTTCTGACATAGTATCTTGGATTACAGAACACGCACCTGAATGGAAAGACTATGCAGACTTTATGCAATCTATAGGCGACAGTTTTGGTAAGCACACTGAAGCAGATAGAATTGCAGCAGCAGAATGGATAGACACAATGAAAGTAAGACGTAACTTACACTTACTAGAATATTTTCCTGAGATGCGTCCTTGGGAGGAATATATCAATGGATAGATATATTGTCGATTATAATCCTGCAGAAATCACTAGTAGATTTATAGATAGCACAGAGTGGGATATAATCGAACTCCCTTGGAAAATTGATATCGAACAATTACAAGATTGGTATAATATTGTAGATAGCGAATATGATCATTTGTATTTTAGTTGGCGCAAGTCAGAATACCTAAAAGACAAATACCATTTAGAAAACATCGATAATGCATTTGACGGAGATATTGGCCAAGCAGGTAGAGGTGTATATGATCAAGGATATCATATTGTAGATTATATTAAAAACACAGAACTAGCAGAAATTCTTGTAATGGAAGTAAGTTGGTATTGTGAAAAAGAAATACCAGGAGTACCTAGTTGGGCAGGCCGTAAAGAACTATATCCTGAATGTTGGTTAGGTGAAGGGAAAAGCATACAACAAAAGTTTGATTTTGGATATGTTAAATTTATGAAAAGTTCACTAGGAGAACAAATACTAAAAGATCTCAGTATACGCAAACATCAGCCAACTGCTGTGCTTGGCAAACACGTTGATGGCCCAAATGTACAAAGACTGCATATACCCATTGATACAGACAATGAGGCAAAATTTTTATACGGACAAGACCTGGAAAGAGAGTATAACTTGTTACCTGGAAAGGCATATATTATAAATGCAGCAGTACCGCACGGTACAGTAAATAACAGTAAAAACAACAGAGCTCATTTGCAAAGTAAGCCTATTAATGAAACTGTTGTAAAAATAGCAGGAATGAAATGGAACAGTTACTAAAGTATTGGCAAGAGCATAACAACGAATATAAGTTTGAATATCCTGAACAGTTCGATCCTAAATGGATAGTGATGGAAAGCGGCTGGCCATTTTTTAAATTAAGTGCTTTAGACAATCAGCCTTGGAAAGAAATGTATGCAGAAGCCGAAGCATTATCAGATAAGTTTCACGTGCATAGAGATGAGTATGGAAAAGGTTGGCGCAGTTTAACATTGCACGGATTAAATGAGGATACACAAACACTTAACAGTTATGGTGACAGACAAAAAACTATAAAAGAATTAGATTGGACTTGGGTAGCAATGGAATGTCCTATTACTAAGAAGTTTTTGACAGACGTATGGCCAGCAGAGTATTTGAATCGTGTGAGATTTATGTTACTAGAGCCAGGCGGATATATACTGCCACACCAAGATAGAGCAGACGATGAAAAACGTTTAAGCGTTTGTAATATAAGTTTAAACAATCCTGATCATTGTGAGTTTGTAATGAAGGACCAAGGGCGTGTACCGTTTGATGATAATGGCAGTGCATTTTTAATGGACATAAGCAATGTACATAGTGTATGGAATAGAAGTAACAAGCCACGTATACATATGATTATTCATTATGAACTAGGCAGACGTATTAGAGATTTTTTCTATGTGCTTAGACAAAGTTATTATACTAATAGAGGTTAAATGAAAGACTGGAATAGCATAACTGTTGATAGATATTGGGAACAAATAAAAGTTTCTAATGATATTGCTATAGGTATACTAGATACACGTAGAGATATAGATAGTGAAATAGTAAGTAAACGTTCGTTTGATATGACTTACTTTTATATTAACAGAATGGTAAAGATGGGCCTAAGCAAGTATGTAGGATCATATACAACTGTACAAGAAATACTAGAACGTGCTGCAAAAGAAAACAAAAAATACTGTATGGTTGCTGCACAAGGTTTATTGCTATATAGAGGTCCAAGTCTAGTTACACAAAGTTTAACATACGCAGAAAAGAATCCTAATTTTTTTGTTGTAGGACATATAATGGATAAAAAGAAACAGCACTATCTTACTAAAGGTGCTTATCCAGGATTACATAGACAGTATCTATTTGTTAATGTTGCAAAGTGGATAGAACTTGGTAAACCTGTATTTGACGAAATAGGAGTGTTCCAAGATCGTAAACCTATATTACAGAATTACGAAATGAGCGCAAACACTATGAACAGTAATTATACACCTGCGTGGATACGTAGAGCAGGTGGTACAACTGAATATCCTGTTACCAGCGATGGTAGCAACTGGATTGATATTGCATTACGTAATGATATTGTTATTGAGAATTTAGATAATGATATGCGTGATTGTAAAGTGTATTTGTATCCTTATATAGAAACTAAAAAATTAGAGGAAGTATGGTATGAAAAAGATGTTGAAAAAATTGATCAGTTATCTAACCAGTCTCAGAAAGCCTGGTTGCGAAAACTCCAATACCAAGAGTACATCGAAAAAGACAGAGTCTATGTTTTTAACACGGAAACTCTATCTGCTGAAGGAGTAAGAACAGGAGGCAAAACTATTGATCATCTGTTTACTGCTGCTGCTGGATTTAAGCCTTTAGCAATTCTCAACGCAAACGGATTTAGTAATAGTACAACTGTGCATTACTTCGATTGGTGCGAATCAAGTCTTAACTATAAAAAACATCTTATAGAAACTTGGGACGGGTATGACTTAGACAAATGGTTATTAGAACACGACTTAGATTACAACTTCAGTTCTACATACAGAGGAAACTATAAACAATTCTGGGATCAAGAAGTTGCAGAACACGGAGGTAGTTTAGCATTTCAACGATTGTGGGAACGCTATAGAAACTTAAGGCACGAGTTTTATGTATGTGATATTGTAAATGAAAGTAAAAAGTTATTTGACGAAATAAACAAATACCACGGCACTAGAGTAATGTGGACAACAAACATTTGGTCAAGTGAAATGCTGCATTGGAACGTAGAACCTGAAGTATTAGAAATAAAATGGAAACAGTTTGAAGAACAAATCCCAGATGATCTTGTGTTATACGGACACGATTATATTGCTGTGGATATGAATTCAAGAGTAAGGGATGGAGTGCAATTAACGCATCCAAAGTATAATGAAAGTTAAAAATTATAATAAAGAAGAGTTCGATAAATTTTGTGAACAACTTAATATCAATGATGCAACTGTTGAAGATACAGGTGAATATTTTATTTGTATTGATAACCACTGGGAAAAGAACAATAGATTTTTAAAGAAACATAATAATGTTCTACATTTAGGATTTGATGATGTTGCTGAAGATCAATACAAGTCCGTTGCTGATAACGATGATGATTTTGTAGTTGGTAGAGCATATGCAAGGGCAATGACAACAGCACAGGCTGAAGAATGTTTTAACTTTATAGATAGTGTTCCAGATAATAGTAGTATAAGGATTTACTGCACACACGGAGAATCACGAAGTATTGCAATAAAAGATTTTATCGATAGTTTCCGCAATAACATACCTACACAAGGCGGCAACAGACACGTAAGACAATTGTTAGACAATGTTCTGGCTGTAAAAGGCAAAGCAATTGAAGGTAAAAAGCGATATATTAGAAAATATGACGAAGCCAATCTAGGCTGGAAAATAAAGAAATGGTTTCCTGTAGACATAGAAAAACTGAGAGAATGGTTTACAACACTTGAAACCGAATACGGGGATTGGAAATTTGTTGTAGGAGAAAATGAACACGTATGGCAAACTCCTATTATTGATCCTACAGGTAAGACTGGACACAAGTTGAAATATGACACAGCATATTATACATTATGTTGGAATGATGATAGTCCAGGGCCTAAACCATTTGAACAAGGAAATGCCAAACCTGAATATAGAGACAACGATAATGACGAACTTAATCCACGCAAATGTTTTTCAGGATATGGTTTAGATATTGTAAAGAATTTGCCAGTGCGTAGTAAAAAGTGGTTGGTAACAATGCACAGTCCGGGTACTGAACTTATTACACATCAAGATAGCCCAGATAAAATACGTGTGCATATTCCTATATATACAAACGCACAAAGTAATTGGGTAATAGGCGGAGAAGAATATCATATGGAAGCAGGTTGGGCCTATATTGTAAATACCACAGTGCCTCATAGTGTTGCAAACAAAGGCGACGGATATAGAATACATCTTTATGGTAAAGTATGGACAGACGATATAAAGGAACTTAATATATGAAAGTAGTAATTACAGGTAGTAAGAAGTCTGGTATTAAACCAGGTATACATAAAATGAATGCCTGGCTGCACGAATACTTTTCACAGTTTGATCTTGTTCAAATTAGTAGAACAACAGGATATGATTTTGATACTGACTACGACAAAGCAGTAGAAGTAGCAAGGACTGCTGATATATTTGTAAACAGTGCTTGTGTAAAAGACTATCAATTAAAGTTTTTGAATGATGTATATGGACACGTTCCTACAATAATATGCTTAGGAAGTATTGCAGGCGATATGTTTGGTGCACCACAGAAGTATGATAACCATCCTAACTATCCTGAAGTGAAACACGAACTAAAAGAAAGATGCAAATGGATACAACTAGAAAAAAAGCAAGGTGTAAAAACAAATCTTTTACATTTAAATATCACAGAAACTAAAGAAGTAGAGTGGAATACAGAGGGATTAGACAAAAATCAATTGTTTAATACATTAGACTTTTGGTTGAACAATCAATACATATCAAACATTGGTTATAAGTTTTGGTCAGAAAACTACGGCGAGCAAAAACTTGCAAAAGTAAAAGGAGTGGTAGACCACTTCAAACAGAGGAAATAATGAAAACTATATTACAGCGAACTATAAAAGACAAAGAGAAAAACTTATATCCTGTTTGGTTAATGCGCCAAGCCGGAAGGTATATGCCAGAGTATATGCATATTAAAAACAACAGTAATGGATTCTTAGATATGGCTCTTACACCAAGTAAAGCAAAAGAAATTACAATGCAGCCTATTAAAGAATTTGATATGGACGCTGCTATTATCTTTTCTGACATACTTATTATCCCCTATGCTATAGGACAAGTACTAGATTATACTCCTGCGCCAGTACTTGGAACATTTAATAAAGATATGTTAAACACAGATATGAT